TAATGGCAACCGCAGGTGCTTTCGCACAAAGGAAAGGAGTGGTATTTGCGTGAATTTCTTTGAATACAACGGCATCCGCTCCTCCGATATGGGCGTGAAAATAAGCAGTAAGAATATCTTTTCTGCCCCCAAGTACGACTTGTCTTTCCAGGCAATCCCCGGTCGTGACGGAGAGCTGATTAACTCCAATAATCGCTTTCCCAATGCGACCGTATCGTACACCTGCTTCATCCCTGCGAAAAACATCCAAGAGTTATCCAAAAAGGTGACAGCGGTCAAGGCTTGGCTCTATACCGAACCCGACCGCTACCACACCTTGAAAGACTCCTACGACACCGTGTTTTTCCGTAAGGCTGTGTTCAACAACAAGCTGGACATTGCCGACCAAATCAACAAGATTGGCGTGTTTACGGTAAACTTTAGTTGTCACCCGTACCGTTATTCGTATGATGGTCAAGTCAAAAACACCTACACGGCATCGGGGTTCGTCCTCTCAAATCCCTATCCCTTCAATGCAAAACCCTACCTCAAGCTCAACGGCAAAGGCACAGGAAAACTCACTATACAAACGGCTAATAAAACCGATGTATGGACGTTCACAACGCTGAACGGATACACCGAATGCGACTCCGAGCTGATGAACTTCTACCACGGAGCTGACCCAAAAAATGATACCGTCAGCGGTGAGGGTTTTCCGCTTCTTTATCCCGGCAACAACACCATTTCATTTGACGGAGGGATTACAAGCATTGAAGTTGTGCCAAGGTGGGTGATGGTATGATTCCTGTACTTTACAAAGCAGATGCAACGAACTTCACCACCTACGGCATCGGTACTCTTGCGGACACCATTTCCTGCGAGGTTACCGAAGAACGCAATGGTGCCTATGAGTGCGTTTTGAAGTATCCCATTACGGGTGCTTTCTACAAGGAAATACGAAAGGAACGGCTCATCAAAGCCAAACCGAACGATACGAGCAAGAACCAAGCGTTCCGTATCTACCGTATTACCAAACCGCTCAACGGCATCGTTACGATCTATGCACAGCACGTTTCCTATGACCTCACAGCAATTGCAACCCCTGCGTGGACTTCCACCGCAATTACTCCGCAACTCGCAATTGAACACGTCTTTAACGCAGCACTCACACCTCACAACTTTACCTTCCGAACCGACTATACGCAAGCAAAGGAATTCACGGTCAGCAAACCGAAAAGCCTCCGTTCTGTGCTTGGCGGTTCGGAAGGCTCTCTTGTAAGTTTGTGGGGCGGTGAGTTCGAGTGGGACAACTTCCAAGTCATCCACCACCAAGGACGAGGCACTTCCACGGGCGTGGTAATCGAATACGGCAAGAACCTCACAAGCCTTGAGCAAGACAACGATATCACCTCCGTTTATACGGATTTATTACCGTATGCGGTTATCTCCGATATGGATGGAAACGAAACCGTTGTCACGCTCACAGAGCAGATTCTGCCTATCTCAGATACAACGCTCGTACAGAGAAAAACACTCATCAAGGATTTCACCGATTCTTACGGAATGGACGAACCAATCACCGAGGAGAACCTTCGTGCAAAGGCAGAAAAGTATATCGAGAACAACCCTTTGGGTGTTGACTCCCCCGAACTGAAGATATCCTTTGAGCCTTTGTGGAAGCAACCCGAATATGCTGCGGTGCTTGAGCGTGTATCTCTGTGCGACCGTGTCACCATTCGCCACGTCAACTTGGGTGTTTCAGCTACGGCAAAGGTTATCAAAACCGTTTACGATACCCTTGCGGAAAAGTATGTGTCCATCTCGCTCGGATCGGCAAGAAGCACTCTTGTTGATGCCGTCACCGATACACAAGCCACCATTGCCAATACAGCAAACAAGGTGGAAAGGCTGCCGTCTCTTATGGCTTCTGCCATTCAGAATGCTACTAATCTCATCACAGGACAGATGGGCGGTTATGTGGTTCTCCACACCGAAAGCGAAAACGGTCAGCCCTATGAGCTTCTCATTATGGACGCACCCAAACTTGAGGATGCGGTGAATATTTGGCGTTGGAACGTGGGCGGTCTCGGCTTTTCCTCTCACGGCTACAACGGTCCCTACGAAACCGCAATCACAAATGACGGACAGATTGTGGCTGATTTTATAACCTCCGGCACATTGGTGGCAAACATCATAAAAGCCGGAATTCTCTCATCGCAAGACGGCTCGTCCTATTGGAACTTGGAAACTGGCGAGGTGGTTTTAAGGGCATACGCCACCACCGAAAAAGTAGAAGAGACCAACAGCCGTATCGATGAAATAAACGCGCAAAAGATGTACCGCTTGGTGATTTCTTCATCTAACGGTAACATCTTCAAAAACGGCAACATCCAAACAACCCTCTCGGCTACGGTGTTCTCCTGGGACGAGAACATCACCGACACCCTTGACCCCAACCAATTTATATGGACGAGGGTTTCAGACGATGCCGAAGCCGATGCGGAGTGGAATGCCGCACACTATGGAGGTTCTAAATCCGTTGAGATTACCTCCGCAGACGTCGATGTAAGGGCTACATTCTTCTGCGACCTCATCGACACAACTACAAGAAAAAGTCTTCTCGGCTAATATGAAAGGAGTTACTATCTATGAGTACAGCACAAGGTCAGTTTACGATTATTGACTACAATGATGCCCTAACCCTCACGGGTTATATCGGCTCAAACCACCCCAAGTCGCAGATGTTCAACCCCGATAACAACACCTACAATCCCAACTGGGCAAGCACGAACCTCGTCCTTACCCCCAGCCTGTATGTTATCGGTACGACCACCGACCAAATTACCTCTGCTTCTGTTACCTCGGTTAAGTGGTATCAAGGCACTTCTAATACGGCGATCACTTCGTCCGGCAACTATGCTTTGAGTGGCGCGAAGAGCCACATCTTGACCATCAAGGGTAACGTAATGGCGGGTCTGCCCGGTATCGATTACCGCTGCGTTATCACCTACAAGGATGCTTCCACCGGGCTTTCCATTACGCATCCTCTTACCATTACCTTCAGCCGTGTTGTAAACGGTGGCGGTATCGTTGACTTGCTCGTTACCACTCCCCAGGGTAATGTGTTCAAGAACACCGAGGTTGCCACTCTTACGGCAAAGGCAGAGCTTTGGAGAGGCTCTTCTGTGGACACCACCAACGTTTCCTACAAGTGGGCAATCCAAGACCCCTCCGTAACCTCTTCTTCCTCTTCCGGCTATGATGCAGGCTTCGGTACTGGTTGGAGAAAGCTCTCCGATACCACAGGCAAATACACGGGAACGACTACTGCGACCATTACCATCTATGCGGCAGCGGTTGATTCTTATGCCGTCTTCCGTTGTATTGCCACCGACTCCGACTCCGCTTCCAACACCTACAACAGCACCTTCACCGATGTTGCGACCTTTATCGACAACTCCGACCCAATCCAGGTGGTTATCACCTCCACGGGCGGTGATGTCTTTAAGAACGGACAGGGTTCGACCACCCTCACCGCTGTCGTTTACCAGGCGGGTTCTGAAATCGACGCTGACGGAAAAGGAACTTATACCTGGACCAAGTACAACAAGGATGGTGCGGTCGACACCTCTTGGGGTACAAGCGGTACTAAGACGGGCAAAACCCTCTCGGTATCCAACACCGATGTTGCGACCAAGGCAACCTTTATGGTAGTCGTAACCATCTAAACCGAAAGGAGGGCTACTAATGAAGGCGCAAGCGCAATTTACAATTCATTCGCTTAACGATGTTATTGCCTCGACAACTGCGCCGTCAAGCCCTTACAAAGGTCAGTTGTGGGTGAATACAAGCTATTCACCTCCTCGGACTTTCGTTTACAACGGCTCGGCTTGGAAGGAACAAAACGGTACGGACACTCTCCGTTCCAACATCTCAACGCTTACCACAAAATCCAATACTATGCGGAGTGACCTGGATGGGTTAACAAGCACTGTATCTTTGGTAACTACGCGAGTAGAGACCGTGGAAAACGATATGGGGGTCGTGGAAGAAAATATCCTGGATATCCAAACGGATGTTTCGGAGCTTGAACAAACGGCTTCGAGCATTGCTTTGCGTGTATCACAAAACGAAACCTCCATATCTTCGCTCTCTGTTGATATCAGCGGACTAAAAACTCGTGTATCTAATGCCGAGGGTGAGATCTCCACCTTGGAGCAAACAACCAGTTCGCTTTCTGCTACAGTTGCTTCAAAGGTTAGTTCCTCCGGTGGCTCAACTGCTTCTTTTGGATGGTCACTTACGGCTTCCGGTTTCCGTTTGTACTCTCAAAGTAGTACTGTAATGCTTGTTACAAGTTCAGGGCTTACCATTAACGGAACAATCAATGCAACAAGCGGAACGCTCTCGGAATTATACATTCTCGGTAACATCTATTTTGGCGAAGGCGGCTCATACTTCCTCAATCCCAATTATGATAATGGCTCGTGGTATATTTATCTTCCCAAGTTCCGAGTTGATGACACATCGGCTTATTTTTCCGGTACTCTTCAAGCACCAAGCGGAACAATCGGTGGGTTCACCATTTCCACAAGTGCCATTTACAAAACCAAGACGTCTTATAGCAGTACAACCGCAGGCGTATACATCGGCACTACTGGTATCGGCTTGGGCGCAGGAACTTTCTATGTTACCTCTGCCGGATATTTGTATTGTACGAGTGGTCAAGTTGGTGGTTTCAGCATTGGAGCAAGCTCCTTATACAATACCAAAACTGCTTACAGTAGCACCACAGCTGGTGTTTATGTAGGCACCGATGGTATCGGTTTAGGCGCAGGGACATTCTATGTAACTTCAGCCGGAGCTTTATATAGTACAAGCGGTACTATTGGTGGATTTAGCATAGGGTCAAGCTCTCTTTACAAGACTAAAACTGCTTATAGCAATTCTACTGCTGGCGTATACCTTGGGACAGACGGAATAGGACTTGGAGCGGGTACTTTCTATGTTACCTCGGCTGGCACACTTACAGCAACCTCTGCCACTATTACAGGTGCGATAACCGCAACATCGGGTTCGGTGCAAAATATGACCGTAAAAGGGCGTTTGTATTTTGGCAACAACTCCACGTACTACCTCGATGCAAACTACAATGATACGAGTTATTATATTTACCTACCGGGTTTCCGCGTAGACGATGCCTCTGGTGCTGTATTTTCAGGCAAACTGTCCGCAGCATCCGGTTCTTTTTCCGGCACCATAACCGCTACCGGAGGTAAAATAGGTAGTTTGAATATTTCAGATGGTGGCTTGCTCTACGGCTCGGTTTCCACCGATAATGTTGCGACCGGCGTTAAAATCAATACGACTGGCATATGGGCAAAAGAGGGACACTTCTCGCAAGGTTCTTTCGGTTATTGGTTTCTTTCTTCGAGTGGATATTTCTGGGCGTTGTATAATCGCTCCCTGGATATCTACTTAAAATCATCAGGGCCTACGCTCGGTTCATCCTCGGCTTCTTGGGCGAGTGTAATCACAAGCGCAAACAGCAGTTCAGATGCAAGGTTGAAAAAGGATGTCGCTCCTCTTTCTGCAAGATATGAAACCTTTTTTGATAACCTTACACCAAGAAGTTTCCGTTATATCGATGGAACCTCTGGAAGACATCATACGGGTTTCGTGGCACAGGAAGTTGTGTCTGCACTCGGTTCAGCCGGACTTAGCACCCAAGATTTTGCAGGCGTTGTTTTATGGAGTGCCGGAACGAAAGATGAGTGTTGGCATCTCCGCAAAGATGAGTTCGTTGCCCTTAACACGTGGGAAATCCAAAAACTCAAGAGGCGAGTTGCCGAACTTGAAGCAATAATTCAAAACAGGGAGGTGCATCAATGAGAGCGCAAGCACAATATACGATCCACACGCTCAATGACGTCATTGCCTCCAATACCGCTCCAAGTAACCCATACAAGGGACAGTTATGGGTGGATACAAGTTATTCACCACCGCGAACCTTTGTGTATAATGGCTCTGCCTGGAAGGAGCAGAATGGCACAGATACATTAAGGTCGAACATTTCTACGCTCACAACTAAATCCAATACGATGCGGAGCGACCTTGATGGGCTTACGAGCACGGTTTCTTCCGTTACTACCCGTGTTGAAACGGTGGAGAATGACCTCGGTGTCATAGAAGAAACTGTGCTTGATATGGAATCCACGGTTTCCACCCTTGAGCAGACGGCATCAAGTATCGCTTTGAGGGTGACGCAAAATGAGACGAATATCTCCGCTTTGTCCGTTGACGTCAGCGGACTCAAAACCCGTGTGTCTAATGCAGAGGGAGACATCAGTTCTCTGGAGCAGACAGCTACAAGCCTTACAACTCGCATTTCCTCTGCGGAAGGAAGTATCACAACTCTCACGACTTCGATAAACGGACTCAGCACTAGGGTTAGCAATGCCGAAGGAGATATTTCCACCTTAGAGCAAACAACCGACTCTCTTGCCGCAACTGTAGCCACCAAAGCCGATGAAAACGGCGGTTCAGAATCATCCTTTGGGTGGTCCCTGACATCGTCCGGCTTTTATCTGTATTCCAATGGCTATACAGTTATGTCTGTCACGGATTCCGGGCTTTCAGTAATGGGCGATATTACTGCTACAAGTGGTACACTTTCAAATTTAACGGTTACAGGGCGTTTGTATTTTGGAGGCGACGACACGTATTTCATTGACCCCAACTACAATGATGGCTCGTATTATATTTATTTGCCTGGTTTCCGAGTAGACGATGCTTCCGGCGCAGTATTCAGCGGTAGATTATCCGCCCCAAGCGGAACAATTGGTGGATTCACGATTTCGACATCGGCAATCTACAAGACCAAGTCTGCATACAGCAATACCACGGCTGGCGTTTATATTGGCACAGATGGCATCGGTCTTGGTGCAGGTACTTTCTATGTAACATCCGCCGGAGCGTTAACCGCTACGAGCGGTTCTATTGGTGCGTGGTCGTTGACCTCTTCATACCTTGGAAGCACCCAGTCGGGCGGTTCGTTTTATATCACTTCCGCTTCTGACAGTAGTGCATACTGGATTCGCGCACACAATGCTGCAAGCGGTGGTGGAACAAGAACATTCAGCGTGTCCAAGACTGGCGTACTTTATGCCTCTTCTGCTAATATAACAGGCACAATTAATGCCACGGGAGGCACCTTCCAAAATGTCACCATCACGGGGTCAATTTACTTCAACGAAGATGAAGGTTACTATTTGAATCCTAACTATAACAACGGCTCGTGGTATATTTATCTTCCGAAGTTCCGTGTAGACGATACCTCTGCTTACTTCTCGGGTACGCTTCAAGCCCCGGGGGGAACAATCGGTGGATTCACAATTGGTACAAGCTCCATCTATAAGACCAAGACTTCTTACAATAGCTCCGCTGATGGTGTTTACATTGGCACGGATGGTATCGGTCTTGGCAAGGGCACCTTCTATGTAACGGCGGCGGGTGCCTTGTATGCCACAAGTGCAACCATCACAGGCACATTCTCGAATAAGAAAAGTTCGGGACTTGGATTGGAGATTTCCGGCTCGACCGTTTCTTTTTACAACGGCTCGACCAAAATCGGTCACATCACAGGCGGCACAGGATATATTCCCTGGAACAACTCAAGCAGTACCGTTAGCGGTATTGCTGTCAGCTCCTTGCTTTGCGCAGACGGCGGTGTGCGTGTAGGTAAATCGCTACAGCTGAGTACGGGTAACGGCATTTATGTGTCAAACAAGCTCGCCCTCACAATGGGTCAAATCAAGGTTCAGACCGCAACCTTGACTTCTCGTTATCTTCTTTTCTATTGCGGTCTTTTGGTAGGCATCGGCAGTTCCTCTTTTAGTGGAATCTCCGATTATTCATCAAGCACGTATTCAGGATAAGGAGGATACAATATGAAACTCAAACACATTATCGAGGCAAAGGAAGCCATCGTAAGACTCACCGAAAAGCGATTCACGGACTACAAGAAGCTCCGTGAAATCGTGAAACTCCGCAAGGCTGCGGAAGCTGAATTTGAGTTTTACTGCGATCAGGAGAAAAAGGCGGTTGAGACCTACGGTGAGAAAACCGATAAGGGTACTCCCGCCTTCCTCCCGGACGGTCGCTTGAAGCTCAAGGATGTACAGGCAAAGGAGGCGTTTGAAGCCGAAATCAAGAAGCTGCTCGACACCGAAGTTGGCGATTTTGCAATCATCACCATCAAGGAGAGCGATTTCCTTTCGGCAGACGACCTTCCCACCCCGAGCGATATGCTCCTTTTGGAGAATGTTATCAACTTCGCAGATTAAGGAGGCACTATGGAAATCATCTCTACCGTTGCCGGGGTAATCACCGCTTTGGGCGTTATCTTCGGTCTCATCTTCGCTATTTACAAGTGGTACTTGAAACAGGAAAAGCAGGATACGGACATCAAGGCTATCAAGGAGGAGCAGTTTCTCCTTACCCAAGGTGTCCTTGCTTGCCTTAAGGGTCTTAAAGAGCAAGGCTGTGACGGACCCGTAACCACCGCTATTAAGCAACTCGAAACTCACATCAACAAACAAGCTCATAAATAACAGGAGGTATTCACTATGACAAACTTTGTAGACTTCGCAACCATCCCCGCAATCGCCGCTATCGTTTACACGATTATCGACATCGTAAAAACCGCTGTGGGCGGTGACGAGAAGTTCAAGAGGTTCATCCCTCTCATCTCTTGCGGACTCGGTGCTGTGATCGGCACGATCTGTTTCTTCTGTGTTCCTGGTGTCCTTGAGACCACGAACATCCTCGTGGCTATCGTCATCGGCGCAGCAAGCGGTCTTTCCGCAACAGGCACCAACCAGGCTGTGCGTCAGCTGACCAAGGGGAAGAGCACTGACGAAAGCACATCCGAATAAACCTACATTTTATGCCCATCGAGGAATTTTTCTTCGGTGGGCATATTTTTTTGCTTTTTTAGAAAAATTTTCAAAAAATATTAGTTAGGGCGGTTTTTGGTACAAACAATGTGGTATAATAATAGTGAGGGATATAAAAACAAGAGGTAAATACAATGAGCGAACCGCAGAAAAACACGAAAAAATATTTGATAGTGTTAATCTTAAGGATTCTTGAATCGAAAACCGATGCCGAGCATCCTATAACTCAAACACAGATAGCAAAGGAGATTTCCGAAATTTATCCTTGCGATAGAAAAACCGTGGGAAGAAACATTCAGTTTTTGCAAAAACTTAATTATCCCATAGTTAAGACCTCAAAGGGGTTCTATATGGATAATATGGTCTTCTCTGTGTCAGATATGCAGTTTGTTGAACAAGCTGTTCTGGCATCTAAATTGAAAAGCGACGAGGAAAAAGCAGAATTATTAAAGAAACTCTTATCCTTGATGACCCATAAATATAAAATCTGATATTGGAGTTTGCAAATGGAGTATTGCCACGAGTGGACAATCGAAGAAGATAAATATTGTTGCAGAATATATACATGGTATATGTTTACCCAAGTGCCTAAATCACCTGATCAAGCGGATAATCTTGCAACATTTGCAGAGTATGAAGAAATGCAAACAGTGGAGAATCCGCGCGAATTAATAACAAAGGTTTGGACGCAATATCCCTTTATATCTGAAAAAGAGATATTGTTTCAACTTCGCAAGATAAAGCAGATATCTACCGAATTATTAGGAGATGACTGTGTTCCCATTTTACCCGCACCAAATTACAGAACACAGTTAAAAGATGCGTTCTGCATTATTATGGATGAAATAAGCTGCGAACTACGCCACGAGCAGCCGCCTAAAACAAGAAATGAATTGTGGAAGGAAACGCAAGAATATATTGATAAATATGGAAAAATTATAGTTTCAGAAGATCCCGACGAATTTTTTGGTGATTATATTGATGTGTAAAAGGAAGAATTGATTATATGAAAGATTGGCAAATTCGAGTTAATAACAATAGTGCTTTATGGCGAGAAGTAGAACGAATTAATACCGCATACCGTTCTTATGCCTTTGATTCTATTAATTGCGGCATAGCTTTTGAATATTCTAAAACTACTAGCGGCGCAAAATTCACGCAATCATTTTCCTTAGAGCCAAGATCTGAATCCTTAAAGAGAATAGAGGGTGATAGGTTTGACTTTGGAAAATATTTGGTGAATCAAATTTTGGAAAATATGAGTGTCTATGATTCTCTTGTAAAAAAGCACTTATACTCTTTCGAGGCCTATGTTAAATACAAAAGCGAAATTACTATAACCTTTGAAAGACATAGGTTGTTTAAAAAAGACGATTACGATAATACGCCAAAGCCCAAACGCAATTTTTTAGCACGTTTTTTTGTTGATGATTCCACTCACGAATCTTACAGGTACTCGGAGTTTTGTGAAAAGCAGCGATACGAAGAAGAAATGCTTAAAAAATTTACATATAACCCAGAGTTTCCATATGTGCTATTGCACCTAGATGCAGTCACCCCTTGGAAATATCATAAAAAGGATTTTCAGTATTCTTTTTCCGATATTGTCACGTGCTATGAGTGGGCTGTCAGCAAAAAAGGACATATGACCTTTGTGGAGGAACAACGTAGAATTGTAACCGACAGTTTAAGATATGATGTTCTAAAACGAGATGGTTTTCGCTGCAGAGTATGTGGAGCGACTGTCTCAGATGGTGCTAAGTTGGAGGTTGACCATATTATTCCTGTTTCTAAAGGCGGTAAAAGTACTATGGATAATTTACAAACATTGTGTGAAAGATGCAATAGAGGAAAGAGAGATAAAATATAATACTTGTGTTAAATATGCCCATCGAGGAAAATTTTCTTCGGTGGGCATAATTTTTTTGCGCTTTTTAGAAAAATGGGTCCCCAAAAGTGCCATCAAATCTCCGTATTCCGAAGGAGGTGCTTTGGAATGACGAAGACACAAAAAGATTTGATTATAAAAATGCGGCGCGAGTTAAAGCCGTATTCGGAGATAGCCAGGGAAGTGGGGCTTTCAGCAAATACAATAAAGTCGTTTTGCTTTAGACACGAATTACATACAAGCGCAATCAAGAAAGAATGCGGTAAGTGTGTAAACTGTGGAAAGCAGTTGCCTACGAAGAGGACGCGCCCTAGAATGTATTGTTCTCCCGCTTGCAGAGTTATGTATTGGAGAAAGCACAGGGATAATAAAAGTGAAAAGCTCATTGAAAGCGAATGCGCTATTTGCGGAAAGAAGATCTATGACTACGCGAGTGCAAAGCGCAAGTTTTGCTCCCGTAAGTGCTTTGAGAGACGGGGTGAATTAGTATGAGTCAGTGTGAATACTATCAACGTCTTTTACACTATAAATCCGCGCTGGAACAGGCAAAAATACTCTTATCACGCGGTATTATACTGCCGAAAGAGTACGCCATAATTGATACAAAAATGCAGGAAAAATACGGCGTAAATTCGTGTAGTATATTTGTCGAAAATGACTTGATTATAAACGATTATAGAGGTAATATACCACTAACAAAGGAGGTGGAATAGTGCCTAAAATCGTTAGACAATTACAGCCGTTGCCACTGTTGAAGGCAAAGAAAAGAGTGGCAGCTTACGTTAGAGTGTCGTCTGGCAAAGATGCGATGCTACATTCTTTATCGGCTCAAATAAGCTATTACAGTGATTTGATACAGAGGCACGAAGATTGGGAATTCGCAGGAGTGTACTCGGATGAGGCAATAACAGGTACAAAAGAAGAGAGAGCCGGATTCAAAAGTCTGCAAGAGGATTGCAAGGAGGGTAAAATCGATATGGTGATGACCAAGTCAATTTCTCGCTTTGCAAGAAATACAGTCACGCTTCTCGAAACGGTGCGAGCCTTGAAGCTAATTGGTGTGGATGTTTATTTTGAAGAGCAGAACATCCATACTACAAGTGCGGATGGAGAGCTGATGCTTACAATTCTTGCATCCTACGCACAGGAAGAAAGCCGTTCCGTAAGCGAAAATATGAAGTGGCGCATTAAGAAAAACTTTGAAGAAGGGCTGCCTTGGAATGGTGCTATGTTAGGGTACCGCCTTTGCGACGGTATTTATACTATCATTCCCGAGGAAGCGGAAATCGTCAAGCAGATATTTGCTGACTTCATATCAGGAAAGGGCACAAATGCAATCGCAAATGGCTTGAACCGAAAAGGAGTACCAACACGTTTTGGTGAGCGTTGGCATCCTTCGGTAATTGGTAGAATTCTGCGCAATTACACATACACCGGAAATCTTATCTTGCAAAAGACATATGTTGAGAATCACATCACGAAGCGTAATAGAATCAACCGAGGTGAGCTTCCTCAGTACCACGTTGAAGATGCACACGATCCTATTATTGACATTGAGACTTTTACCAAAGTTCAGGAGGAGCTTGAACGCAGGGCGAAGAAATACGGACACGCTCCCAAGGCAAGAAACAGATATCCCTTTTCCGGACTTTTGGTTTGCGGCAACTGCGGAAAGAGCTACAGGCGTAAGGTAACGGTAAAACAGCCTGTTTGGATTTGCGCCACGTTTGTTACACAAGGAAAAGCCTTCTGTGCATCGAAGCAAATCCCTGAGTCGACTTTGGCTGAGGTTACAGCATCGGTTGCCGACATAAAGGATATAGAAAAAATTGTGGTTTATAACGGCAATCGGTTAGAGTATCACTTGATAGGCGGACAGACAGTAACGAGGGTTTGGGAGGACCGCTCACGTTCCGAGTCCTGGACGGAAGAAATGCGAGATGCGGTAAGACAAAGAAATCTTGAAAGGAGGGTACAGAATGGCTAGAGCAATAACAGTCATCCCTGCGACAAAAAACATAATTACATCCATAGAACACAATGCTGTAAGAAAGAGGCGTGTTGCAGCTTACGCACGTGTTTCTACCGATAACGATGAGCAGTTTACCAGCTACGAGGCACAGATTGATTATTACACCAAGTACATTTTAGCACGTGAGGATTGGGAATTCGTAAATGTTTACACGGACGAAGGTATTTCCGGCACGAATACCAAGCACCGCAAGGGCTTTAACGATATGGTTCAGGACGCCCTTGACGGCAAGATTGACCTTATTATTACAAAGTCGGTTAGCCGTTTTGCAAGAAACACCGTTGACAGCCTTGTAACCGTTAGAACGCTCAAAGAGGCTGGCGTTGAGGTCTTTTTTGAGAAGGAGAACATTTATACCTTCGACAGCAAGGGAGAACTACTTATTACGATTATGTCATCCTTGGCACAGGAGGAGAGCCGATCCATCTCCGAGAACGTTACATGGGGGCAGAGAAAACGCTTTGCTGATGGCAAGGTAACAATGCCGTATAAGCATTTCCTTGGCTACAAAAGGAGTAAGGACGGAACTCCCGAAATTGATGAGGAGCAGGCAAAGATTGTCCGTCTCATCTACCGGC